AAAAAAAAAAAAAAAAAAAAAAAAAATATAAAAGAACATAAAAGTGTGTGCCAGACCCCCCACACCCACCCAAACGGCTAACCTCCCTGTTTTCATCAACATACGGCTATAAAATACCAGTTTTGTAGAAATTTGTGGTCAATTCCTCCATGATTTCTCCATAATTTCAACGTAATTTCTATTTTGGGGTTTTAGCTGAACATTAAACCGGGCGTTTTTAGGTCTATTGGTACTGGATTATTATTAAAAGAAAAATTATTAAAAAAGAAAAAATAAAAAATTATTAAAAAGAAAAGAAAAAATAGTTTGTTCAGTTTTGTTCAAATACTAATAGCTATTCTAATAGTTGGTTATTGATATAAGACTTTCGACCTGTCAGGCGCCAAACCAGCAAAAATTTTTTAAAAAAGACTTGACACTCGATCCCGACCATGTTAAACTGGTTTCAGTTGAGGCAGCCAGCATGATTAAAAGGCTTACGTTCGAATTTCCAGACAAAAATTCATGTCGTCTAGTGTCTGGGACAGTAACTAGGAGTGAACTAGAGCTAATTATTAAGCTGGCAAATCAAATCCTCGCTAAACAAAAAGATACTGAGGGAAGAATATCTTTCGGTATCCGAGAAGAAAAGGACAATAAAAATGCTACGTTGTAAAGATTTGGTTTGCAAGAACGTTGAGATCGACGGCAAGAAAGTCGCCAAGAAAGCTGATTTTGTCAAGACGTATTTTCAGTATGCGTCTAACGCAGAAGTTGAGGAACGGGACAAGCAGTTTAATGGAGCTCCTATTGGCCGTGTCACTGTTCCTAAGACTGATGCACCTGACGCCAAGAAAGAACCGAAAGTCATTGACCAGCTCTTTAAAGAGATGCTGGCCTTCTTTCAGGGCAAGTTTGAAAACGGAACTCCTGAACAGGGCAAAATGGCAATCCTTGAAATCGTGACTTCTGGTTATGACATTCAGGAGCGAGCGCCGGTTGCTAATAGTCTTGTTCCTGTAGACGAAGATAAGGCAATTGAAGGAATGGCTAAGTCCTGGTTGCAAATGGGAGGTTATCCCGACCCGGCATCAGGACAGAAGATTACCGAATTGTCAGCAATCATTGCTGCTATTCGTAGTTTTGCGACTGGTACAACTGCGAAGTAATTAGCTAACCAGTAAAGAATGGCCTATTGGTAACCAATCCAATAGGCCATTTTTTATTTACAAACATTTACATTCAGTTTGTTCAGTTTTGTAGTAAGCTGGTATTGGGTTACTTACCCAATAGGACAAAACTAATGGACATCACAGTTGTTGACCAGCTTCTTTCATTGCTCCCCAAAAGACGAACCGCATTTGCTCGGGCGGCCGCTACACGTTTAACTATTGACATTCAACGTCGATATCTCGCTGACATGATTATCCGCCGGGCTACTAAGAGGCATTGCCAATAAGTTACCTCTACTCATTTCCAATCTAATGGCCCCTGTTAAAAGCAGGGGCTTTTTTACGTCTATACAATCCTCACGTATTGCCATCTAGCAGGCTCTCCGGCGAATCGTTTTACAGACCCATACCTACCTATTACGACCTACCAATCAGTCAGTCCTACGAGTTTGGCTATTAGATTGATGTAGTGAAGATTAGGCGAATATTGTTTCGCCTTAGTTTCACTCCTATGTAGTATACTTCTTATACCTATGTACTTAACTACATACATACCATACTACATACCCTACCAGGCCCCAGCAATAGGTACCATCCTATTGAAAAGGCCGGGGTATCAATCTCTTACTTAAAAAACATTTTATTCGTTTCTTTTTTATTAATATTGTTTGTTCAGTCTAGTAGCCGGTTGGATATGATGTTGAAAACAAAGCAAATAAAAGATTTGACTTAGCCGGTAACCGTGTTAAGATGGTGCTTAGAGGTGTGTTTACATGATCTACTTCATTTTAGCTAAACAATTAAATCTTATTAAAATAGGTTATGCTAAAAACGGGAATGGACTGTAGTCACATAAAGGTGGCATAATATGGAAGTAACAAAAGAATCTGCTTTAAAGAGATTATCAAGTAAAAATAATATACTTAATAGTTTAGGTATTAATAAGCAGGAAGACACTCTTAAAGTAGAAGTTATAGTAGACACTCCTAAACAAAACACTCCTCCTGTTAAGAGCCAAGAAGTTAGAACAATTGCTGCTGTATGTGCTATTAGTGATGGAGTAAAAGAGACCGCTAAAAACTTAGGTCTAACTGACAATCAAGTAAGAAACTCACTTCATACAAAAGACACTGATCTTAGGAAAAAGATAGAAAGTACAGTTAATAAAGTTAGTGAACTTGCTTTAACAAAAACACTTGATGCACTTGGCCTATTAACTATAGAAAGTATTTCCGATCAAAAACCAAAAGACATTGCTATCATAGCTAGTAATTTAGCTAAAGTATATCAGTCTGTTAATAGGAACGATAGGGATAACAATGGCAATGCAGTTCAGTTTGTTATACATGCTCCTAGTTTGAAGACACTTGCTAATTATGAAACGGTAAGTCTGTAGGCAATACTATTAGTTAAGTAGGGAAAATTATGAATCAGCAACTTCAGGCACTTATAGCACTACAAGCTAAATTGACTTCTAACTATAATGCTATTAATGTACTAATTAATTCCTATATTACTTCAGCTCAAGCTACAATTGCAGCACAACCAAATGTGGGATACAACGCTGGTTTAGGTAGAATTAGTCAGAACTTATCTTATTTAGTAACTGATTTAGTCAATGCTCAATTAGAAAATGGTTTTTTAGAGTTAGCTAATCATTCTAATTTGGTTTAAGTGTTTATAAAAGTTTATAACGCTGGTTGAGGAAGACACTCTCCGTTATAAACTACAGGAACAAATTAATTGTCCGATTTGTTCCTTGTAGATATGTTTTAGATTTGGACAGTATGAGTTTGTTAGAGTTAGAGATGTTAAAGTTAGGACAAAATAAAATAAAGGACAAAATAGTGAGACAATCGAATAATAACTATATAGTTTTCATGAAGGATTTAGCTCCCTTCAAAATGACTGATGTAAGTAAGATTGATTTTGATAGGGATAGTAACCAAAAAGAAAGAGTACTTTTTTATACAAAAGATAGTAAAGGACAAGAGATTGTTCAAGGAGTTTTTTGGAAAGATAGTATAGTTGGTTATGCAATGGAAGTAGTGGGAAAAGTAATTGTGTATGAAGGAACAGAAAAGCAAGTTGCTTTGACACAAGCTATTTTCAATCCTAATTTAAAGAATGAAGTTATTGACACATGTTTACATATGTTAACTAATCCTCTGTATCACGAACAAAGCCAGCAGTCAAATTAAACTGTTTATAGGAGTATTTGCAACTGCAAATATTATCTATAATGTTGTATTTAGGATGTTTCGGTACCTATGTTATAGGTAGTTAAAATAAAAAGAAAGAGAGAATAAATAAAATATGTCAGTTGCAGTTTTTCAGTTACCTCCTAATAGTTCAGGTAGTCAAGTTAATGGAGTTACTGCTGTAATTGGAGGAGCTACTGTAGTAACTCCTGCTGGTGTTATTGCAGATGGTATTGCTCCAGGATCTAATATTGCTTCAGTTAATAGTCCTATTTCAGGAGTAGCAGTAAGATTATTTGAACTTGCTGTTTCTTCTGCTCCTGTAGATGGACAGAAAGCTACTTATTCTGCTGCTGTTACAGGACTTCTTCCTACTGCTGCTGCTTCTACAGGTCTTGTTATTCTTACGGGATCTGCTACAAAAACAGTTAGACTTACTCACGTTCTAATTAGTGCTTCTATTGCCACAACTGCTGTATATATTGATTGGCAAGTAGCTAAGTATTCTGCTGCTGCTACTGGTGGAACTTCTACTGCTATGACAGCGGTTCCATATGATAGTAATAGTGCTGCTGCTACTGCTAGTGCTGCTTCATATACAGGTGCTGGCCCTACTCTTGGAACTCTTGTAGGAGTAATTGCTAATGCTAAAATGATTGCTCCTGTTACAGCAACTCCAGCGATTTCTAATATCATAGAGTTTAATTTTGGTAATCGTCCAGCGGGTGCTCCTGTATTACGTGGTATTGCTCAGCAAATTGCTATCACAGCTAATAGTGTCACTTTTGGCACTGCTCCTAACATTGACATTACCTTAGAATGGACGGAAGAATAGAATAAAAGAGTGAGTGAAGACTAGTATCAATAGGAGTACAAATAATGTCTGAAACTAGTGGTGATTCTTAATGTTTTCAGTACGTTGGGTGTTAGCAGCAATAGCATTCGCTCTAACTCTAATTAATGGTATTCCTTTGTGGGTTCCTGTACTACTTATTTGTATTAGTTTTCTTGCTGTTCCACTAGATAAATAGGAGTTAAAATAATGGGCGGAGCATTAGCAGCTTTATATACAGCATTTTGGTTAGCAGGTTCTTGGACTTCTACACCAGCTCCAGGAACTCTGTATGAACTTGATGCATTTGGAACTCCAATTACAGTTGGAGCTACTGTTAAACTAATTTGCACAGTTACTGCAATTAATCCACTTGATCCTCATTTTGGTGACGTTCAAGTATCTCTTAATTTTCCAACTGGAAAGAAAGTTAGTCCTATTCAAATTGGGGCTTTTACTAGTTCTCAGTTGGTTGTTGGTTCTTAAAAAGTTAATTTGTCGCTGGCTTAGACAAATATGATTGGACTACTTAACTATTTCACCTCCGGTTATAGTAAAGTACTAAGAGTAGGGTAGGTATTGTCCAGTACTGAAAACTCTACTCTTATTTTTATGACATTAGATAAAATAAAAGAAGTATTATTAATAGAGCCCTTATTTGAAATGGATGGCGTAAGAATATTCTGGGAGAAGGATAGTTACGGTAATTTAACGGGAGAATTAGTATCTTACCCTGAAAGTGCTGTTGACCCTATCACTGGAATTTGTGACCAGACAAGAAAAATAATATGGCCTAAAGAACTATTAGTTAATCAAGAGCCAGCAAATGACAAAACTAATTTCTGACACAAGCAAATCAAGTAGTAGAATGGACTCCTTCTAAAAGACAAGAAGATTTTTTTTCCTTACCAGACGAGATTTTTGAAGCCTTATACGGAGGCGCTGCTTATGGAGGAAAGTCTGATGCATTACTATTCCTGCCTCTTGTAAGAAATTTCATACAACATCCTCGTTTTAAAGGCTTAATTCTAAGAAGAACTTTCCCAGAACTTGAGAAAGAACTTATAGTACGTTCACGTCATTGGTATCAATTAGCAGGAGGAAAATATAATGATCAAAAACATGTTTGGACATTTCCTTCTGGAGCAATGATACAGTTTGGTTATTGTGAACATGAAAAAGATGCTCGTAATTATGATTCTGCTGAATATAATTATATAGCATTTGATGAGTTAACTTCATTTACTTGGTTTCAGTATTCCTATATTGCATTTACTCGCTGTCGTACAACGGCAGGAAGTGGATTACCAGCAATAGTTAGAAGTGGTACAAATCCGGGAAACATAGGACATCTATGGGTTAGGGAAAGATTCATAGAGCCTTGCCATACTGGAAATAGAATATTAGTTTCTGAAACAGAGATTCGTGGACAAAAGAAACTAACTAGACGTATTTTCATTCCCAGCAAACTTTCTGACAATCCTTACGCTGATCCACAATATGAAATTAATCTTCAGATGTTACCAGAGGCTGAGAGAGCTGCTAAAGCTGATGGTGATTGGTATACATTTGAAGGACAGGTTTTTGATGATTTCAGATTGTGGGTTTTAAGTAGTGATGGATTATCTTATGAGCAAATAAATAAACATGAACCAATCAATGCCTGTCATGTAATAAAACCAGTAGTATTACCACTACATTGGCCAAGAGTACTGTCTGTTGATTGGGGTTACACAGCAATGATGTGTTCTGGTGTATATGCCATTAATCCCGTACAAAGTGAAAGATATCCAGCGAAAATATATAAGGAATTTGAGTACGCTGGTAAGAAACTTAAAATATCTACCTGGGCTACTAATTTAGCTAGATATACATCTCACATGAATATAGTAAAACGTGTTATAGATCCTTCTGCACAACAGAATAGGGGAGACGAATTTACTATACGACAGCAAGTAGAAAATTATTACGGAGCAAGTTTTGAGTTGGCAGTTAATGATCGAATTGCTGGAAAAAGTTTACTACAAGATCATCTTCGCTGGTTACCAAAACCAGTTAAGAAAATTCCACAAGAACAGTTAGATCAAGAAGAAGCATTAAGAATATACAGGATGTTAGGTCCTGATGCTTATAAAAGATATATAGATCAGTATACTCAAGAAGAGCTAGAAAGATTTTTACCAAAGTTAGTATTGTTTGATACCTGTATAGAAACAATCAAAACAATTCCTCTTTGTGTTTATAAAAAAGGAACAGAGGGAAGTAACACAGAAGATGTACAAGAGTTTGATGGTGATGATCCTTACGATGAAACTAGATATGGATTAAAAGCGTGTCAAAATTATTTAGAAGGAAATACAATTTTAACAGAAAGAGAGGAAAAAGTAGAAAGGATAGAAAATCAATTTAAACAAGATAGTAATAGTTATGAAAGACATTATAAATTAGAAAAGGTTTTGTCTGAGAAATCAGTAAAGCCTGTTAAAATAAGTAAAAAAAGAAGATTTTAAAGTAAAGGACAATATTATGGCACCTACTACAACTACAGTTGGAACTACTGGAATTAGTTCTAAACCCACTACAATTGAAACCGTTTTTCAGGATCTTTTTGAGCTTGGAGTTGGAGCGGCTTCAATTTTTATTAAGAACCCAGCAAGTCAACAAACAGCGGTTAATATTATTAATATTTTAAAAGAAGTATTTCCTAATCTATAAAATGTTTATAATTAAACCTATTGTACAAAGTCAGATTGATATGATTCAATCTGAATTAGCTAAAAGTAATACAGTTGTTACTTTAAGAGAAACTAATGATTATACTATAGTAGGTCACGGTGTAACTGCTAATGCAGTTTTTGATCCTACTGAACAAACTTTAACTGTAACTATAGTTAAAAAACCCTTCTTTATTACAGAAGGTCATATTCAAAATGGAATTCTAGCAGCATTAACTCCACACGAAACTTTTGTGCAAGCAGTTGAAAATGGCTAGAAAAGTGTAGTAACGTTATGTTTAATAAAGTACCAAGTTGGGCGCAAGTAGTTTTAAAAAATCAGGAGAAGATAATGGCAGCAATTGACGATCTTAATACGGCAGTAGCAACTCTTACAACAACTATTTCAACACTAATTACTAATATTACAACAGCATTAGCTAATGATACTAGCTCTACTGCTGTTGAAACAGCGGTTACTAGCTTGAATGCTCTTAACGCACAATTAGTAGCAGAAAGTAATACTATTACTGGGGCTTCTGTACCTACTCCAGTATCTGTTACTCCTCCTGCTAGTAGCTAATTATTAATAAGGGCTAATTATGGATGATTTAATTTATCGATTGTTGAACATTATCGATGACCAGTTAGAACAAATTAATAAATTAACTGAAATAATTAGCCCTACTAAAACCACTGTTACTGATAACCAAGCAGAAGTAGTTAAACAGCCTATACAGATTGGCAAGTCAGCGAGATTTTATGGTCCTGGTGGATTGCAAACTAATTTAGAACATAAATACTCTATTCCATTAGATGAAAAAGAAAAGTATTGGAGAGAGCAGGCTGATTTAGCTAGAAATGAATTGTTAGAACAAGAAACATTAGCAAAAAGAAAAATGGAAATTGATACTTTAAATGGAGTAAATGATGACGCCAATGATAAAGAACGCAGTGGGGGGACTGGAGAAAGAGGGGATGAATCTTCTAAAGAAGAAAAAGAAGAAAGCATCAGGTAAAGTAGATAAAATAAAGAAGTTTGGTAAAATATTAGCTGGTGGTGTTGGTACTTAATAATTGATATTTAAATGCAAGTAACTATTTATAGAAAGTTACAAGATGGCAGATGGGAAAGCCATGCTGGTCCTTTTAATGATATGATAAGAGCAGTAGAAATACTTGCTGGCTATTCTGATGAACTAATTAACTTGTTTTTAGGTTGGAAGATTGAATAATTAAAAGTGCCTAAAAAGAATAAACAATTAACAGTTCAGGAAAAAAGGGATAAGGTTCCTGAACATATACGTAAAGCATTTAAAGACATTTTTTCTGCATGTAAAAATGAAGATGCTGAAACACGTAAGGCACAAATTAAAAATTGGAAAGAAGCTGAAGAATTTTGGTCTGGTGTACAGTATATATTCTGGTCTGAAAGAGATTCTACATGGATTAATCCAGCAGATCAAGCTTGGAGAGAAGGTCTTACTCAAGAAGAATTAGAAGATGTTGGTCCCTTTTATGATTACATTGTAAATATTTATCGTGCTCATGGTGAAGCTATTATTGCTTCTCTAAGTGCCCAAATACCGTCACTTAGATTTATACCAGATAATGCAGATGATACTAATGATACTGTAACAGCAAGAACTTATGATAAAATTGCTGATCTTGTGTCAAGACACAATAAAGCAAAAATGATTTTTCTTAGGGCGCTGTTTTTCTTGTGGAACTGTGGAATTGTAGCGTCTTATAGATACAAAGAAGCTGATCCGTCATACGGAACTTATGAAGTTCCTGTTTATGAGGATGTAGAAGAGAAAGAAATTACTAATGAGTGTCAAGATTGTGGTTTTAGTTGGCCTGATAATTCTAATTCAAATACTGATTTACCTAATGATACGATATCAGATACTAGTAATCCAGCAAATGATAGTGATAATGTTCGAGGAAATGAAGAGCAACAGGAACAGCAGCAATCAGGAATTACAGAACAAGAAACAAAATGTCCTAAGTGTGGATCAAGTGAAATAGAACAAGAAGAAAGTACTAAACAAGTACCTAAACAAACAGGAACAGAAACTCTTCCTAAAACTAGAGTTAAAATAGATATTATTGGTCCTCTTTTCTTTAAGATAAATTACTATGCTACTAAACAGCAAGAAATAACCTATTTTATAAGATGGATAGATCAAGCCAAATCTACTATCAAATCTATTTATTGTCCTGATGGTAAAGACAGTGAATTATCACGAGAAATAGATGAGGGTAGATTAGAAAGTCATGATAGATTTACAAGGTCAGGACACACATACCCTAATGATCCAGACTATGATACACAACCAATAACTACACTTATAAAATTCTGGTGTAGACCGTCTGAGTATTGGCGTATTAAAGATGAGAAAGTTAGACTAGAGTTAATAGAAGATTATCCGCTGGGTTTAGAGCTTACTTTTGTAGGTAAAAATGAGTATTTTGTAGAAGTCTCTGGTGAAGCTGACGATCAGTTAGATATTAAGTGGGAAATAGGACAAGCTGGGTTATCTACTTATATTCATTCTGATCCAATTGGCAAACCATTACTACCTATTCAGAAAATGAAAAATCAGGTAGTGAATATGTCTATTGATGTTATAGACCATTCTAATCCCAGCGCCTTTGCTGATCCGTCATTGATAAACTTTGATGCTTACGGAAAAACAGAAGCGTTACCTGGTTATTTATTTCCTTTTAAAGAAGGTTCTGTTCGTTCTGGAGAATCCGCTGGCAATAGAATATTTGTAATGCCAAAAACTTCTCTCGGTACAGAAGTTCCTGTATTTGAAGAGTACTTAGATAAAGATGCTCAATTTACAGTAGGTAGTTTTCCTAGTATTTATGGAGGAAGTGGAAGTAATACTAGCAGAACTGCTAAAGAATATGAACAGTCCAGAGCAATGGCTCTACAGCGACTTACTATTATATGGACTTTTGTTGTTGATTGGTGGGTCAGAACTGTAGAGGGAATGGTTCGTACTTATGCATCAGTAATTGCTGGAGACGAAAGATTTGCAAAGTGGGATAATGGATCTTACATAAATATTTGGATAAGAAAATCTGAACTTTCTGGAAAAGTTGGTGGTGTAGAGTCAGAGGCATCTGAACAATTTCCAATATCATTAATGCAAAAAAGATCGTTACTTATTGAACTTATTCAAATGCAAAATCCAGCAATTAATCAAGCTCTTTTTACTCCTGATAATGCTAGAATTTTACAAGATTCTTTAGCTCTTAATGAATTTACTCTTCCTGGTGAAAACCAACGACTTAAACAAATGTTAGAAATTAATGATCTAACAAAGATGCAACCTATTGCACCTAATGTTCCTTCTATTCCAATAGATGCAGATGTAGATGATGATACTGTACATATTTCTGTGGCTACTAATTGGGCTGTTAGTTTGGCAGGAATTGATTGCAATAGGAACAATCCTGCTGGTTATATGAATGTTATTTATCATATTAATCTTCACAAACAAAATCAAGCTCAAAAACAATTACAGCAAGCTAAAACACAGATAATGATGCAGAAGAATAGTAGTCAGCAAGATCCTAAAAAACAAGAGTTTACTAGACAAATGTCTAATAAACAAACCAAAACACAATGACTAACACTTTTAATTTTCAGTTTCCAGTAGCTAATAAGTTATATAATCTTTGGAATGATATTATTATGCCTAATATTTCAAAGTTAGCTGTACTAACACCTCAAGGTGTAGTTAATGTTACTGATACTAGTTTTTCGTTCAATAATTTTACACCTAAAAATGTAAAATCATTAAAATACCAATCTCAAAATGCTATAGTTAATCCTAATAACGGTGGGGCAGTATTAACTTTGTACTCTGATAATTATGGTAATCAATTAGGAGAGGAACTACTATCAGGTTCTTGGGATGCTATTGATACTGAAAGAAATAATATAACTTTATCTGATATTTATTTTGCAATGAGTATTGCTGGAGCTGGAATAAATGTTACGTTTACTCACTAGTTTATTATTTGTTAGTTTATGTTTTGGGCAGCAGCCAGCGAGTCATATCGTTTCTGGTCCTAAATTACCAACAAAATGTTCATATTTATCGGGAGATGTATTTATATTATCTACAATACCGTATAATTCTTCTACTAACGGACAGTATTTGTGTGGTCCCACTGGAACTTTTTCTGTAGGACCATTGAGTTCTAGTAGTAGTTCACCTACCGGAACAGCAGGAGGAGACTTAAGCGGTACATATCCTAATCCTACTGTTAAGAATATAAATGGCACAGCTTTCAGTGGAATAAACGGTGATTTAGTTTCTTTTGGTACTGGTAATGTTCCTAGTGATTCTAGTATTTCTGCTGTTAATGTAATTACATCATCTACTGCCGCTGGAGGAGTGTTAGCAGGTACATATCCTAATCCAACACTAGGAATATTAAATCAAAATTTAGGCTTTGTAGATGCAACATATGATATAGGTTCTGGAGGCTCTAACCGTCCTAGAAATGTAAATATTGCAGGTACATTCACTGGAGTTACAGCTAATCTTTATATTGGAATAACTGGGTTTAGTAGTTGTAGCTCATCGGCGTCTCCAGCCGTTTGTGCAGGAAATTGGTCTGGTGCAGTTGTAGTAGCAGCGGCGGCAACAACAGTACAGGTTAATACTACAGCTATAACTGCTAATTCACAAATTCTATTAACTTTTGATTCTTCTTTAAGTACTAAATTATCTGTTACGTGCAATACTACACTTCCGACTGTATACAGTGTGACAGCGCGAGTACCAGCTACATCATTTACCATAACAGCAACTGCACCAATAACAAATCCAGCATGTTTTTCGTATTTAATTATTAATTAAATGAAATATTTAATGTACTCAGAGTTTTCCGAAGGTGCTGGCGTTCTTCTTAAAATACAACAAGAAGAGGAGGACGCTGGATTATTCATAAAAGATAGAGTCTACAGAGATTGTTACGACGGTATTGTAAGTAAAGAAGAAACTCCTAATATAAATTCCGATACATTAGTAATTTTTGATATGTCAGGTAATGGTAAAAAAGGTGATGAATTTAGATCATTAGGAGCTAAAGTATTTGGATCATCTCCTATTGCCGATAAGCTTGAACATGATAGAGATTTTGGTTTTGAAGTAATGGAATCTTGCGGTATATTAGTTCCTACTACTAAAAAGTTTAAAACTTTTAAAGAAGGAATTAATTATACTAAAAACTTTGATGGTAAGTTAGTTTTTAAACCAAATGGTTCTATGCCATGTAAATTAACTTACTGTTCATCTGATAATGAAGAGTTAGTTGCCTACTTGAATTTTGTAGATAAACAATTTGGATCTGAAATTGATGATTTCATTCTTCAAGAATTTTTAGAAGGAGTTGTAGTTTCTTCTGAAGCATTTTGTGATGGGAAAAAGTTTCTTCGTCCTTTTAACCATACAGTAGAAGTTAAAAAGTTTATGGATGGAGATAAAGGTCCAAGTACAGGATGTTCTGGTAATATTACTTGGGCTTGCTGGGGATGTAATATTTGTGAAAATGGAGTAGCTTTAGCAGAAAAATTTTGTGTTAAACATGATTATGTAGGACAAATTGATTTAAATGCTGTTGTAAATGAAGATGGCATTCATGGATTAGAGTGGACTCCTAGATTTGGTTATGATGCTACTCCTATTTTCTTAACTTTACTTGATATCCCGTATAGTAAGTTTTTTAGTGATGTTTGTTCAGGACAAATTAAAGAAATTCCTGTTAAAGAAGAGTACGCTGGCTCTGTTCGTTTTTCAATACCTCCATATCCAGCGGAACTGCAAGATGGTCAGGACAGCGAGAAGTTTAGCCCTAATGTAGGAATTCCTATTCAAAACTGGCACGAAAGTTTTGATAGTATATACTTTTACGAAGTAAAAATTGATGGAAATGAATTAGTACATTCTCATGGAACTGGTGTTATAGGTCTTGTTTGGGATCATAATGATAGTCCTGAAAAGACTTTAGATAAACCTTATGGAATACTAGATAAATTACATATTCCTGATTTACAATTTAGAACGGATCTTCAGTCTGTTCTAGGAAAGATGGTAACTGAAGTAAACGATTATGCCTAATGATAATAAAGTTATTGGTGATCCGTTAGAAGATGTTTTAGACGATACTAGTAATGAGCAAGAGGAGGAAATAGAAAAAGTAGAAAATAAAGAATTAGAGGAAGAAAATGAAGAAGATGATGAGTTAGAAGATAAAGAAGAAGATAAAGAAGAAGAAGAGTTAGAAGGAGATGAAGAAGACGAAGATACAGAAGTAATAGTAAAACCAAGAATTTCCGATATTAAAAAAGAATTTCCTGGAATTTTTACTAAGTTTCCTGATCTTAAAGATGCTTTCTTTAAATCTTATGAGTATGAAAAATTATTTCCTACTATAGACGATGCAAAAGAGGCTTTCAATGATAATGAAGCCTACTTAAATCTTCGTGAGTCTGTACTATCAGGTAATCCTGAACTATTACTTACCGGACTTAAAAGTACAGACACTGAGGCATACACTCTTTTTACTAGGAGACTTCTTCCAACATTATTTAAAAATGATAAGGATTTATACACAGAAGTTGTTACTCCAGCGATAGAAGGCTTATTTAAAAATGCCTTTAAAGAGGCTAAAAAACATTCTAATGAAAACTTAGAAAATGCTTGTTTGGAGTTAGTAGAACATATTTTTGGTAGTGATGAGTTACTCACCAAAAATATTACTTATACTAAAGAATTAAAAGCAACTAAACCCGAAGAAGTAACTCAACGAGAAACAGAACTGTATAATTCTGCTAGAAATGATTGTGCAGAAAAGATTGATAAATCTATAAGATTAGAAATAAGAAAAGGATTAGACCCAAATAATGAATTAGTGCCATTTATACGTAAAAGTATTATTAGTTCTGTTGTCAGAGAGTTAGACAAACAATTAGGAGTAGATACTAAATTCCAAGCAACACAATCGGCAAGATGGGGAGTAGCAAAAAGAAAAGGATTTGATGAATCTAGTAAACGTCAGTTAATAAATGCGGCCCTGGCACGTATAAAGCCTATGATTCCTCAATTAAGAGAAAAATTTAAAAATGCTGCTCTTGGTAGTGCAAAAAAGAGAAGTGATGATACTCGTGAACAAATAACTAGAAATACCCCAAATAAAAGAGAAATTACTGGTGGAAATAGAAATGTAGGTAAAGGTAAACTAGACTCAAGTAAAATTGATTATAGTAAAACCAGTGACCTTGATTTATTTGAAGATCGTGTAGTTCTTAAACGTTAAAAGAGGATAATTATATGCCAGGTACAGAAGCTCAAGTTCTTGCTTTGGAACTTGAAAAAGTAGAAGAAAAAATTGCAATTGCATTTGAAAGAGATGATACTTTTTTTTCACAGGTAGAAAAAAGGCCAGCGGAAGTAGTTAGTTCATTTGCTATGAGAGTACCACTAGAATTAAGGCCCGGAGGAAAACCAGGTCAGTGGACTAGTGAAGGTGGAGATATGGGTACTGGTGATATGCCTTATTATGATAAGGCAGAAATCAATACTGTAGAACTTATTTGGCGTGCTCAGTGGTCTTTACGTCGAAAATTTGCCACTGATAATAATAGAAAAGCAATTGTAAATGCTTTTAAGAGAGACATAGCTAGTGCAATGAAATCATTTCGTAGGTTTAATGATTCTCTTTGCATGACAAGTAATGCTGGCCAGTTAGGAACAGTAGGAAGTGTTACTACTTCTGGGGGTCAGGATACTTATATTTGCAATGTAGATGGTTTTGGAACTCGTTTGATGCAAAGTGGCTGGGAAATTGATATTTGGGACCCTACATTAACTATCAAAAGAACTGGTCATGGTCCTGGAAATGGAGGTTCTTACCAGATTAATTTCTGGGATGTAGCTAACAAAGTAGTTTCTGTTAATGGTTCTCCTTCTCTTACTGCTGGAGATCAAGCTGTGCAACCAGGAGATATTATTGTAGCTCAAGGGTCTACATTTCAAATTAATAACCTTTACCCCGGAAATACACTTACTGCTAATCCTCCTACTGCCATTGCAGGTGTTCAGTATCAGAACAGTAATAGTTCTATTGGATCTTGGAATGGATTTAATCGTTCTACTACTCCTGAAATCAGAGCAAATGCTGTTGTAGCATCTGGACCTTTTGCTATTCCTATGGCTCGTTTAGCGATTAATAAAATAGGAAACAGGCTAGGAATGGAGAATATGAAGAAGTTGAATGCTTGGATGCATCCTGCCCAAGCTCAGCAGTACGAAGAATTAGCACAAGAGAGTATTATTATTAATAAAGAAGCTAAGGAACAGGGAGTAGATTTATATTTTAATGATAATATGAGACTCGCTGGTGCTCCAGTCAAGAAACATTTTGGTTGGGATATGACAAGAATTGATTTTCTTGATATGGATTTAATGGGTCGTGCTGAGTTTTATCCTTGCCGCTGGCATAAAGATGAGAATGGAAATCGTGTATTTGTTGGCAGGGGAACTTCTGGTGGATTACAGGCAATAGAATTTAGTTATATCATTTGTGCATGGCAAATGTATTGTGCTAATCCAGCGGGTTTGTCAAACATTAATACACTTACTGTTCCTAGTGGTTATTAATTTAGTAGTAGGAAACAATGGAATATACTTCACCAAATCAATGGCCTAACTTAGCTAAACAAATAAATAATTTCTTAATTAAAGATTTTATTAATCCTAAGAGAGAGCCGATATTTAGGTTAGTTTGGGGACCAGATTGTTTAGAGAAACGCTACGGTGAGTTTAATATTCATACAAAAGAAGGTATATTTTTAAAAACAGTTAAGGGAATCCATGAAGTTAAAAAGTACTGGTATTTACCACCCACTTGGATTATTGAAAAGTGGTATCCTCCTTATCCTGATCCCGAACTAGAAGATGGTGGAGTTAATGGGTTTTATATTCCTATATTTGTATACGCTAAAGGCAGTGAAGTTTTACCATTAAATCCATTAGTTGCTGAAATAGTAAAGTATAAAGCTATTTCTCCAGCTCTATCGCCAGCATTATTAAAAAGTATTAGTGATTTACATGAAAAGGAAAAAGAGGAAGAAATAGATAAGTATTTTGATGATTTAGCTGATGAAATTACTATAGGAGATGATATAGCTGGAAGGTTACACAATAAGTCTGGTGTTTCCTTACACTAAAATAAAAAATGGCAATAGAATCGATTTTACAAGATAGATTTACAGGATATGTAGATATTTCAACTATAGTATCTATATATCCACATGCTTTAGATGAATATAAACCAGGAATTTACCCTGGAAGATTTAAAATTCCGATGTGTATGGACGAAGAAAATCCTATCATATTTGAAGTTAAACCTTCTATTCATCTTGTACAACTTCCAGACAAGCCTGTAATTCAAATGGAAACTCCTAGTTTTAGAATTGCAGAAGCTATTGTACGTGATTTCTACTCTGCTGTTCCTGAAGTTAATTTAGCTAGTAATTCCAAGCCAGGAATTGTATGTTTACAAGGTCAAGTTAGTTTAGGAGAATTTCTAACTAAATATAAGACTTTGCATACAGATATGAAGAATCAGCAAAACCGCTGGTTTTTAGATCTTATAAAAAGAACTGATAATGATTGGAATAGGTATCAATCCCATAAAGTAGTAATGCCAATGGCTATCTTTGCTGCTAAGAAATTAGGTTTTACAGCAGAAAACAAACAGTGGTTACAGGATGCACAGTCTATTTTAGAACAACCGTTGTGTCCTATATGTGCAGATGTTATAAAAACAGCAGCAGTTATTTGTCAGTGTGGATATATTCTTAAACCTAAAGAGTATGAAAAAGCAGTTAGTGAAGGAAGAATTGTTGATAGGAGAGTAGCCTAATGGCTAATTCATTTACAGTGTTAAAACACTGGTCAGATACTAAAGTAATATGGGGTATTTTAAATATTAAATTGTCTGGAAGTGTTCCTGCTGGAGGAGAAATTCTTAATTTAGGTAGTACAACTGCTTTTAAAACTAGTCCTTCAGCTCCTGTACTTACCAGCGAGAATCCTATTGTGGGAACTGGAATTAGTCTTGGTCAGTATGAACTGTATTACATTCCTGGAACTAGTTTGAGTAATGGTAAGTTAGTTATGGTTAACTACTCAAATGGTAGTATTTTACAGCCAGGACAGCCATATCCTGCTGTAATGTTAAATGATTCTTTTAATTTAACTGTTACTCTTAAAAAATATGTAGATTTAGGTTAATCGTTTATTAGTAAGGAGATAAAATGTCAATACTTACATTACAAACAGTTCTTAGTCAGGCTAGAACACTATTAAACGATGACGCTGGATCACAGTTTCCAGACAGTATTTTAATTCCTAAAATACAATTAGCACATCAGGAATTACAGACTGCCTTATGGGATGCTGGTTCTCCTTCTGTAAGAGCTGTTAGTTCTCCTATACAAATAACTGCTGGTAATTTAACACTTACTCCAACATCATCCCCTGCATTACCAAGTGACTATCTTACTGCTTTTAGATTAATGGAAAGTGCTGCTAGTACTGGTCCCTGGACACCAATGACTGAAGTAATGTTTATTACTGATCTTCAATTAGCTGGTTATATAGCTGGTGCTACTTTAAAATGGTGGTGTAATATTCAAGATCAAATTGCTTTTTTAGGTTCAACTAATTCTCCTTATATAATAATGAATTATCGTCGTTTTATTGCTCTCCCTGTAGCAGCTACTGATTCTCTTGGTGTTCCTTTTGCAGAGCAATATCTTTCTTATAGGGCTGGAGCTTTAGCAGGAGGAAGTTTAGGTGATCCTAATAGTTTAAAGAATTTATCTGACATGGCAACTGCTAATTTGGTTAAAGTTGTTATGGCAAATCGTGGTAAACAAATGTCTCCGATAAAACCATGAAGAAACTAATATTTATATCATTATTAACAATAGTATCGTTAGCACAAAGCCCAAACTTATCAAATCTCAATTATTTTGGTGGCTGGACTCAGGGTGTTAGAGCTACTTTAGCACAACCAGTACAGTCTACTGATTTATCAATATATGTACAAAATGGTACTTGTTATTCTTATAATATAAATATACCTTGTAATATTGCGTTTTATTCTAATCAAATTATTACCATCGATGGTGAGAATATAATGATTTGTTCTGTTAACTTAGGTACAGGCAATACTACTGTACTTAATGTTGGCTTAATTTCATGCCCATCTATTTCTGGAAGGGGACTACAACCTACAGTTGCAGCACAGCATTTTACTAGTATAGTTAGTAATTTTACGTCTTACTCTTACAACCAACTACTCTCCTATTTACAGAATGGAGTTTTACAGCATGTTCCCGGAAATAATATAATTTCCGAGTGTGCTTTAGCAAGTAACAACAGTCAGTTTTTATTGGTATACACTAAAGATGTTCCGTCAAACTCTACTCAAGTATGTAATGCTCCTATAATATTTTACGGTAAAGGATCTATACTACCTTCTAGTGGAACTACATTTACAATGTCTGTTCAATCAGCTCCTTTAAGTGATATATGTGACATAAGTTTAAATGGCAATTGTATTATAAATTCCCCTAATATTGGAGTTTATCCAGAATGGTGGGGTGCTATTGCTGGTGCTGGTGATTCTACAGCATCTTGGAATGCTATGTTTTCTAGCGTAGCTAACTACGGAAATTGTATTAATACAACATGTCCTATAAAAATTAATGTTCCATTTAATAACGGAAGATGTTATATTATTTCCTCTACTTTATCTTTTATTCAAACAATAGGAAATTCTGCAGGAGTATCTATTGAAGGTACACTACAAGCTAACGGAGTTTCAGGATCTTGTATTACTTGGGCTGGTGCTTCTACTGCCGGGGTAATGATGTTACTAAGAAATTCTCCTTACTCTTATATTAAAAATTTAGATTTTAATGGGGGAGGTTTAGCTTGGATAGGATTGGTTGAAGACACAGATAACCTATCCTCAGGACACTCTAGTACCTATGCTATTATAAATGAAAACCTAAGTATAGGTGGTATGAATGGACTTCCTGTCTCTAGTGTTCCATCTGCTGATATTTATATTAGCCAGCCAACTAATTGTGGACAGGTTAGTGAATTTAATTTTAGGCATTTAAACTTAACTGGTAATATAAATCATCCTGTAAAAGGAATTTATGTGTCCTGTGGTGGGAATACTAAGGATTGGAGTATAGAGGATAGTACTTTTACTGAGTTAGACATTCCTATAGATATTATATCTGGTGGTTTTAACTGGTGTCATATAGCTAAAAATGAGTTCTTACAAAGTCAAACAACAGATATAAGTATTACAACAGGTAACTGTACTATAGAAGATAATGGAAGTGAAGGAAGTGCTTCATTTTTAACTGGCGGAGGATCTAACGAACAAACAGCTTTTACATTACAAGGTAATTACTGGAGTGGAGTTACAAACTCTTCCTTGAATGTTATTGCTTTAAGTAACGTTAGTTTAATTCTTAAGAATAATTTATTTAATAATGGTTTTGGTACTAATCAGATTCCACGTATTTCTCTAACTAATGTTATAAAATCTAGCAATAAAATATCCTTGCTAGACAGTTCTGGCAATACCTTTGCAAATGTAACAGACACTACAGGTTTTGCTTTCGATGATTCTAATGCTGGAATTAATGTAGCATTAGAAAGCGTCTCTTGTCAGTGTTTAGTTAATGTAAAATCTTTTGGTGATTTTGGTTCTAATGGAAGTGGTACAAGTGTAACTACATTATCATCCTTTAATGGAGATGAAGGTACTAAAGTACAAACTGTATATGTACCAGATACTCTAGCGGTAAATAATGCTCCTGGTGGAACTACTGCTATAGGTAATCCACCTAATTTACGTTTAGGTGATGTTATAAGAGTAGGTTTAAATAGTACTTTAGGTACAGGGCTTGGAAATACATTTCAGTATGCTGGTATAATTGGTTCTGGAGCTGCTAATACTGCTTACGGTATAGTTAGTTGTTATAATACAGCAAATGGATTAACAACTGCATATACTGGAGGTTCAGGAGCAGGTAGTATAATAAATTTACAGGTTACACAACACTCTGCTGTTATTAAACTTTGTGATTTAAAACAATAAATTTTATGTCTCCTAGTGCATCTACAGCATTAACAGCAATTAGTCAGGCAAGAACTTATCTTAATGATGAGTCTGGTAATGTATGGCCTGACAGTAGGTTAATGCCTATTCTTACTACTGCTCATAATGAACTTTCTAGTAGATTAATTGCTAATGGAGTAGCTATTGTAAGACAACAGAGTCAAATTATAACAGTTCCTCCAATAAATCCACTTCAAACACCTCCTATACCTCTTCCTAACCAACCATCTAATATGGTATTTCCAATAAGTATGCAGGAAAAACAAACAGGAAGTGACATAGAGTTTTTTATAGATATGTCGCAAATGGACTTTGTTCCTATGTTAGATCCTGTTGAAGAGTTAGGTTACTGGGCTTGGATTGGCCAGCAGATAATGATTATAGGGGCTACTGTTTCTGTAGATGTTTTATTACGTTATAGAGGAACTCTTATTGCTCCTGTGTCCTTAACTGATAGTTTAGGATTTATTCTTGCCGAATTATTTTTAGGTCCTAGAGTAGCCGCACTTGCTTATATGTCTTCTGGTGACCAGCGATGGAAAGATTTTGATAAGCAAGCACAAGAAAGTTTAAGTACAGTTATTGGATATAATGTCGCTGGTAATCAAGGTGTAGGTAAAAGACGCATGGCTTATAGACGTGGTGGTAACAGAAGAATTTATTAATTTTTGGTTAAATAAATGATATACAAAGGACAAGCAAATTTAATTCAAAGTATTCAAAGAAAAGATATAAACTTATGGAATTTCTTGAATACTATTGATATGTTCTTACTTGCTATTGGCAATTCAGGATCAGATAATCCACAAATAGCTGTATGCAAACAAAATAACTTTCCTAAATTATTCAGCGGACAGTCACAATTTGTGTATGTTTCAGATTATGGACATTTAATCTATTGGGACGGAGTAAACGCTAATTTTTGCGATGGTGGAAACGATTTTTATTGTCTAGCTGATACTATTCCAAGTACAATTGGCTGGGTACAAGTCGCTGGACAAAGTATAAGTTACTTAACTCCTTTAGGATTATTAGTTCCTAAAACTTTGCTTAATACTACAGCTACTAGTGCTTTTCTTAAAGCTACTAATACAACACCAGCGACTTTTACAAGTCCTGTGGCTGCTAAAATAACAGGAAATGTTGATACTAATACTACGGGAATAACTGACACTACAGCTGTTATAAATAATCCAGCTTCAGGTGGAACTGCTGTAACTGTACTAAAAACATTATCAGATCCTGGGCATAATCATGTAGTTAATACAGTTCCTGGAACATTGATTAATGATAGCCTAGCTACACCTGAAAGTTTTAATAGTAAACTTTGGTATAGATTATGACGCCAGCGGCTAACCCACCAATAGGACAATTAACTAATTTTAAAGGTTGGTGGGACAGAGGAAGTATTATTGACTGTCCTTCAGATTACTTAGCTACATGTAAGAATTGTACATTTAATAATAAAGATGTTGGTATTCGTGGTGGTTTAACATCTGCTTACACACTTAATAATAATTGTGTAGCTTTTTTCGCTTATAGTACATCTGTTGCTACAGCAGCTGCTGGTAAAAATATATTATATATGGACGGATCAGGTAATTTGTACAATGAAAATACAAATACCTTACTTCATACATTTACAGGAGCTACTGACTTTGTTGCTTTAGAATTATTTGGTAGAGTTTATATATCTGCTAAGGTAAATGGTTTAGCCTTACCTAGTGAATTTATATATTATTGGGACGGTAGTAATTTCAGGAAAATCGCTGGTGCTGGTCCAAGTAGTAACATAACTTTAGCACAAGTAAATCCAGGTATAGTAAATGCTGGTGTACACTATGTAGCAGTATCTTTTCAATACGCTACAGGTTATTTATCACCTCCTTATGCATTTTCTTCTTTATCTTCTATAAATAGTACTGGAAGTAATGACATAGAGTTATCCACAATTCCTACTGGACCCGCTGGAGTAGTTGCTCGTGTATTATTAATGACAGTCGCTGGTGGAACACAGTTATTTTTTGTTCCTGGAGGAACAATAAATGATAATACTACAACAACAGCTACTATAAATGTTTATGATACAAGCTTATTACAAGATGCTTCTTACTTATATAATATAGTAACAGAATTTCCCTCTGTTAGTCATATCGGATTTTATAATGGAAGAGCTATTTTTGTTGGTCCTGTAAATAACTCTGTTCCACTAGCAGTAGGAACATTTGATCCTAGTCCATTTCAGGTATTTACGTCAGATGTAGATATTTTTGACAGTATAAATATAATTAATAATATTATAAATACTCCAAAAGATAACTATCTAAACTCTCCGAACAGTAGTTTAGTTATAAATGGAGTAATGTATATACTTAAACCATATGGTACGTTTTCTACTCAAGATAATGGATCTGTTCCTAATACATGGAATTTACTTCCTGTAGATAGTAGTCTTGGTGGTTATGATTCAGGAATAAGTGTATTTAGTTCTGGATTATCGGGAAGTGATATATTTAATATAAGTGTAATATTACACCCAAGAGGGATATTACTTTTTAATGGTGCTTATAGTGATCCTCCATTATCTTATAGTATTGAGGACTTCTGGACGAGTCAGCAGGTTCCGTTAAATCAGATAAAAATAGCTCATGATCCTATAAATAAAGCTTTTTATATACTAATAGTAGGAGCAGTAACAAGTAATATAGTTTACGCAGACTATAGTGATGGGCTAACTCCAAACACTATAAAATTTAGTTTTTGGGAATTTTCTGGGAGTACTGTTGTTGATGTTGTAGAATACTCGGATCAAGCAGGAAACTACCAAATATTATTTGTTGATAGTACTGCTGCTCTTTATAACTTAAATATTACTCATAATTATGATAAGAGTACAGGTAATCCCATATTACAGTCAATACAGAGTAGTCTTGTAGGAAGTGACGAGGCTATTTCTTGTTTTAATGGAATAAAGAGTGATATTAGGGGAAGTGGTTACTTTGTTTTTAGCTTGTCAGATCAGTATGGAAATGTACTAGGATCTTCTAGTAATAATTTTAATATAGGTAACTTTCCTCCTGGTGATTTTTATACTGGCATCAATCAAACTACTGAAAAAATTTCTATAACTTTTTCTAACCAACCTGTGGGATCTCAGTTTGCTTTAAATTACGGACAACTTACTATAACTAAAATAGATATTTACGGTATTGGAAGATATAAAGTAAGGCCAGCGAAAAAAACGTTTATTATTGTTTCTATTGTTAGTAGTGGTGGTCTTGTAGAAATACAGACTGAAAGTGCTCATGGTTTTTCTACTAACCAATATATTAATGTTTACGGAGTAACAGGAACAGTAGAAGCAAACGGAAATAATCAACAAATTACAGTAATTGATAGTACTCATTTTACTATTAATGGAAGTACTTTTACACACACGTTTACTGGTGGTGGGATTGTTTATCAATGGTGATTAAATTATGAGTGATTTAGTTTTAGTAGCAATATGTTCTGCTGCACCAGGAATTGTAGCATCTATTATGAGTGTTCTTAATAATATTATTGCTACTAGAAATAGTAAACATTTAGAAAAAGCTAAAGATGACATTCATAATTTAGAAAAGAATACTAATTCAATTAAAGATGCTTTAGTTAAAGTTACAGGTGAAGCTGAATTTCAGAAAGGTTTAAAACAAGGTCAAGAAGGTGTAAGAATTGGAACTGAAGCTGCTAGTAAAGACAAATAACCCTGGGGATAAACGTGCAAGTTACTCTATCGGAAAATACTGTTGAAATAGCAAGAAAAGTGTTTGAATTTGTAGTATGGCCTGCTGCTCTTAAGTTAAGTCATTATGGTTATTTAAAATTAAGACAAGCACAAACTGATAATTCTAACAGAAATAGAGATGAAACTGTAAAATTATTGTCAATATATCTTGACAAGAAATTTACGGAACATGAAGGGAGTGCCTTTAAAAGGCTAGATACTCAAGACAGTAAAGTAGAGGAATTATCTGTAAGATTAGATGAAGTTGAAAAAGTTTTAAATGAAATAAATAAAAAATTAAAAGTATGATTACTGTTAAAGCAACTAGAGAAGGTTTGGTAGGTGATAAGACAGCTTCTGGATATATTATAGATGAAGTTGTAAGTTTTGTTGCGTTGCCAGCAGTTAAAGCGTTAGGAAAATTTGTAAATGTTCGTAATCCTAGAAATAGTAAGGAGACTATTGCTCAAGTTTTAGATGTAGGTCCTTGGAATATAAATGATGATGATTACGTTTTTAATAATCAAAGGCCATTAGCTGAAAAAGGAATTAGTATTTCTGGGAAAGTAACAAATAATGCTGGAATTGATTTAGGAGAACGAGTGTGGAAAGATTTAGAAATGACTGATAATGATACTGTAGAATGGGATTTTTTACTTCTTTAGGTAATCAGTAAATGTTAACAGTAGCTAATTATGATAAGAGTTTTGAAGATAATTTACGTCAGTTATGGCATGGAACTGGTGTTCCTAACTTATCTAATCCCCTATTTTTCTCTAAAAAAGTGATACTTAATGGAGATGAAGTTGTAGCAATCGCTGCTGTAAAACTCATATCTGAGACTTATATGTGTTTAAATAATTGTTCGTCAAGAAAAAATAAAGTACTTGCCTTACAAGAAATGGTAAGCCAGTTAAAAATAGAAGCAGGAAAATTTAATTTAGATAAAGCAGTTAGTTTTACTAATATTGATGAATCACTTATGAAACATTTTGGTTTTAGTAACATTGAATATCCAACTAAAGTTTCTCTGTTTATTTAAAAAAGAGAGTAAAAAATAATGTGTGGTCAAACAGGTCCAGTCACTAGTACTGTTAGTAAGACTAATGATGTAATAAATCAGATTGATAGTACAGATAGTGGATTTAATAGCCAATTACAAAGTTTTCTTGGTAGTTTAAGTAATTCTCCAGCGGCTAGTAGCTTACCATCTATTGAGTCTGGACTACAGAATTTTTCTGCTACAGGTGGAATAACACCCGGAATGACTTCATCTATTGATGACCAAGCTGCTCAAGCTGCACAGGGAGCTTATTCTACTGCTAGTGATACAGCTAATAGACAATTAGCAGCTACAGGTGGTTATGGTGATGTGGGTGCTATTGACGCCAATTTAGCTAGAACAGGATCTGCTGCTGGTGCTAATGCTGTTAATTCTGCTAATTCTCAGCTAGTTCCTTTAACTACTAGTAACGAATTATCAGGACTTACTGGACAAGCTGGATTATATACAACTAATGCACAGCAACAACAGAGTATAATAAATAGTATATTACAACTATTCAGTACAAGTGTCGGAGGTATTAATAGTGCTCTTGGTACACAAGCTGGATTATCTGTTGCTCCTGGATCTGGTACTATTGCTAGTAATAATATTAGTAATCTGGTTGGAGCTTTAATGCCTTAATTGTTTAATTAACTGGGTAAATAAAAATGCCAATATCTGATTATCTTAGTGAAGTTGATCCTAATGTACAAAATACTTACTCTAGTTTAGAAGAGCCAGATAAACAAAACAAGAAAAAGAAAGTTATTGATACTCCTAATAATCCACAAATAAATATTCCTAGTCCAGGACAATACGAACAGCAATTAGCTACTCTTATTAATCAGCAACCAGAAAGAGAAAATTATATACCATCTGTCAAAAGACGCATATTAAATGCTCTTGCTGGTTATGCTATTGGTGGCAGAGGACATAGATTAGAAGCTATTGAAGGATTAAATAGTCTTGGTTATGATAGAGCAGAAAGTGATTGGCAAAGTAAAATAAAAGCACTTGATCCTCTTGTTAAAAGTGAACAAGAAAGAACTAAAACTGGCTTAGAAACTGCTAAATTAGGTGAAAAGACTGAACTTGATAGTGAAAGAGAGTCTAGATTAGCAGAAGCAGGAAAAGAATTAGCTGCTCACAGATCAGCAGAAGAAGTTATCACTAAACAAAGAGATGACTTAAGAAATCAATTAGCAGCTGGTAATCTGTCTCTTAAAGAATATGAAAGTAAAGTTAAAGAGCATGAGTTTGAATTAACTGAGCTAAGAAAGAAAAATGAAGATTTACAAAAACAAATAGAAGGTGGTCTAAATCGAACAGCAGCGCAAAAAAGAGCTGAAACTGTTGCTGGTACTAGACAAAATGCTTATAATCAGGATTTTAAACCTGCTACCAAACAAGCAGGAGATCAAATAATTAATAGTATTAAAGAACAGAATTTAGAAGGAGATAGTCTTAAAGATGCTGTAGATGCTGCTCCTGACGAAGAAACTAAAAAATATATTACTGCTAAACTTCCATCTATAAATAAACAATATCCCGCTGGTCCTAAAGCTACTACTGCTGAACAAAATACTGCTAGTTCTGCTGTACTATCGATGCACATTATTAATAATATTAGATCTTTAATTCCTAAAAACTTAACTGGTCCTATAAAAGGACGTGTTGAGAAGGGACAATTAATTATTGGTAACGCAAGTTATGATATGCAGGCTTTAAAAACAGCACTAACTAATTTATCCGCTGCTGAAGCTGCTGCTATATCTCAGGGACGTACAACTAAAGTTATGTTCGATGCCATTCAATCAGGTTCTGGTAAATTTGAAATGAATGCAGATCAAATGAGAGGTGCTCTTGACAGTATATATGATATCGCTAAACATAGGGCTAGAGGTAGAAAAGTAGATAATGAAAGTAGTAGTTCTAGTTTATTAGATGGAGCAATAATTAAAGAGGTTAAGTAAATGCCAGATGATACAATTACTACTGATATTACTCTCAAAGATGGAACTAACCATCGTATAATTGCCCCAAAAGATTACTTTACAAAAGATAAAGATGGTAATTTATCAATTGCCAATCAAGATGGTCTTGAGTCTATAATTAAACAGGAAACTGAGAACAAATCAGGCCCTGGTAAAAGTCCAAGTTCTAGGCAAGTTTTTAAACCGCAATATAATCCTAAAGAAGAGTTTGAAAAAAGTAGTATAAATAAATTTCCTTTAAACATAACTTCTCCTAGTCATACTGCTAAATATAGTATGGAAGGACAAGATCAGCAAACTCCTTGGTACGATAAAATTCTTGGTTATGGTGAAGACGCTGTAAATTTAGCAGGAGTTGCAGCAGCGCCAGAAATTGCTGCTTTTGCTAAGGCAAAACCTATTATTACAGCGCTAACATCAAGCGCTGGCTATGGAATGAATAGATTGGCCGATAGTTTAGGAGCAAGTGAGGAAGAATCGGAAGCCATTGGCTTAGGAGCTAGTTTAGTAGGATCTTCTTTAGCAAGTCCTAAAATGATGGGTGGTTATAAAGGTAGCCTATCTTCTATAAAACCAACAAGAGGATTACCATTAGCAGCTTTAGGTTATATGTTAGGTGGTCCTAAAGGATCTGCTGCTGGCGAAGCTGTTAGTCAAATTCCTGAAATGATTAGGGGTTTTTTAACAGGAGGTGCAGGAAAAGATTGGTTACCTAAATACGAAAGACCTAATTATCCTGAACCTGATTTTGGAGTTAGAAATCCTAGTGTTAGTAGTAATACTCAAATACCTGGAGCTTATAATATGCCTTCTGGTAATTATCAGGAAGCTCCCGCTGGTTTACTAGATGAATCATCTTTATATAAACAACCTAAACAAAAACTATTAACTGCTCCCGATTCAGTAAAACCCGAATTTCATTTAGGTTCTGGTGAAACTGAACAGCAGCCAGAACAACAAGAAAAACCAAAAAGAGTAATTAAAAAAGACGAGGAAAAATCTCGTTTAAAAGGCTACACTAAGAAAGCAGATCAAGCAGGTAAAAATATTAGAAAAGTATTATCCAAAGACAAAACTTTAGAACAAAGAACTGCTGAAGATTTAGTAAAAGGTCTAGAAGAAGGTAGGAAATATAATGATGAAGGTGAGGAGATTACTCTTAAAAAAGAAGATGCCTCTCAGCAAAAACCAAAAAGAGTAGTTAAGAAACCTATTAAAAAAGAAATACAACAAGATGACGAACCAGCGACTAAAACGAATAATAGGACAGTTAGTAGAAGCCCTAAACAGGAACAAAAAGAAAACACAGTTACTACTCCAGAAAAAGAAAGTAAATCAGAAAGTCCAGGAACAGCAAAAATAGCTACAGAACATCAGGTACAACAACATGCTAATGAAAGTGGAATAGGAATTGACGAAGCTAAAAAACAACTTGAAGATAGTGGTCACGAAGTCTATAATCGAGCCAAACTAAATAAAGCCATACATGGATTAGGCAGGAGTAAGGGCCTAACCCATGATGACATTAGTGATATTGCAAGTAGTACTCATAAAACAGATAGTATGAGCAAGCTAACTGAAGATCAGTTGCATAATTTATATAAAACAATTAGTGATCTTCCTGACAAAGAACTAAAAAGTACTACAAAAGCTGCTGGTAACGGCAATCAAAAAACTAAAAGTGATCTGATCAAACAGTTAGAAGACTCTTTAAAAAAGATTAAGAAGACTGATTAGTATTTCTTGCCATTATCTTTTAATCTATTTTCTATTTTATGATCTTCTCTTATCCTATTATATTCCATTTTTTCAACAAAAGAACCTCCTAAATCTAATTTAAGTCCTGCTGAAATGTCAAATATTCTAATTATAGTATCTGCTAACTCTACTTCAATCATTTGTCTATTAGGTAGTTTATCATCCATTAATCCTTTCCTATGACCTTCTAATGCTTCGCTAATTTCACTATGAACTAAACAAAGTAATTCTCCTACATTTCTTTTTATAGGATATTCACCTGTATTAATATCAGTCCACCACTTCCTGTTAGCTTCATGAACTATACTACAAAGTTCATTGATCTTATCTGCTACTTCTTTTTTTACTATATCATGTTCCATTTTCCAATCATTCTCCCATAATGTATGTAAATAAGCTGGAATATCGTGTACTAAAGGGAATTTCTCCTTTTCTTTATAATACCTATCAAAGTAATCTTTTACCCATCCCACTAACCACCAGCCAATCTTCTATCATTAGAAATTCCCGTTCTTGAGTTAGGATGATACTTTTTCCAGTTTCTTACTGTATGTATAGTTTTCTTTTTACAGTTAGGACAATCTGGATTTGATGTTAAATTGATTGTTTTTTCGTCACCTTTATATCTCATTGTTTAACCTTTCTATATAAATGGTCTATATTTATCGTCAATAAAATCAAAAGCAATTTCTGCATAGCTCCAACATTTTTCAATTAATTTTTTAATTTCTTCTTCATTTTTAGGTAATTCTCTTGAGCACTCATTTACGAATAATGTATGAGCACCCTGACAAATAGATCCTATTCTATTTTTCTGTTCTTGTTTATCTGCTGTTGTCATTGTTTTTTTATCTCTTTCTAAAGTCTTTTAGGTTATGTTTTGAACATAAAGCTACAATTTCTTTTCCTAGAATAACACAGCCACATTTAAACTGTACCATTTTTGTTATCCTCTTCAATCATTCCAGCAAGTAGAATAAGATAAGTAATAGCGTCTACTATTCTATCTTGAATACTTTCATTAGAAAATTCTCTATTGTTGTCTATATAAGATTTTATAGAGTCTAAGTGTTTAGTAAAATATACTTGCCATACTTTATTTCGATTTAAATTCAAATCATTAGCCAAACGGTTAAAATTATCAAATCTATTTTCTGATCTAGCATACTCCTTTCCTTTAGTATCTCTCATATGTTTTACTTTAGATATAATATCCTCAGTAAAAGCATCAAAATCTTCAAATGTCATCTAATCCCAACCTTTCTCTTTAAATTTATTAATTAATTTTTGTTCTAAATCTTCATCGTCACTAGATAATACTCTTTTTAGAGCTGTTAACTGCTCCTGTAAATTTTCTTAGCCTATACCTTCTACCTCTTTCTCTTTT